CTTAAAAGGCTTCCTATATAGGAACATCTAAGTAGAGTATGATAAAGAATGATCAAAAATTCAGAAACATACGACCTCCCGAATTCACAAGCTCTGTCTTGCGATTCGAGAGATGGTTCGATAGAGATAATCCTATCTCCTATCGAAACATACCAGAGTTGGATCGTCTTATTACGGGACAACAATGGTTATCTTTAACGCAGGCGCCATGTGCGACCACGTTAAAGGGGGGACCTAAAACGTTTTTAAAAGCGAATCAGGCCCTGGCTCATGAACTTGGTATTAAGACTAAGAACAATGAGGAGGAATTGGTGAAGGTTATTACACTTAAACCAAATTCCGGATACGAGAGTGATGAGGATGAAACCCACCTCACTCCCGTTGACGAAGTATTGGGATTATTCCAATCCTCCGTCCCTGCTAGCCCTGAATCACTTAGTGATGATGGCTATCAGAAAGTTGTTAGAAAAGGCTTAGCTAAATCTATACAACTAGAGTACTCCGATCCTTGGAAAATCCAGGCGTCGAGAGCGCTGTGCTCAGTTAGGGAGAAAACTCCCCCTGAGCTCAGGATCTGGTATGCGGACTTACACCGTATATCAGACCCAATCCCTCCGGAGCTTCTAGGACAGAAGTTCTGGGAGGGGATGAGAGTGAAGAAGCGCGTACGCCCTGTTCACTTTCATAAGATCAAGAACATAGAATGCTCTCTGCACTTGATCAAGTACCACACACATTGGGGATCCAAACTGTGGCTACTAGCCAAAGATAAAACATCTAAGATGTCTATCTGGGCTGAAACACTCAAGAAGAGACTAAAAGCTTTTCTTAAGGGTGAACCTGATCCGGTCTGGTCTAAAAACCAACTGGAACAGTACTATACCGACTTTTCTAGAAGGGAGTATAGTCACAGAGCCTTGAGACTCATAGAAGTTCTCAAGACACTGTCTGGGATGTTTGTACAAAGGTACTTAACATTTCCAGAGGAGATTTGGACATGGGAAAAATTCGATGTCTACAATCTAAAGAACCTATCTTTCTTATTGACAGATGAGTTCTTCGATGGCGAGTGCACTGAAAGTGTGCTCGACATCGTCACTTACTATAAGTCTTTAAAGACGCATAGAAAGTTATTCAAGAGGATTGCTATGAATAGCCTTCCTGTTGAATCTGTCCTCGACAAAGTTGAGGACTGGCTAAGGGCAGACATTCCAGTATGGAAAGCTATCCTAGCGAGACCCGACTCCGAGCATAAAGCTTGGCAGATCGGGATCTATTGTCAATCACGGGGATGTGGTACACCACCCATGATAGACGTGTTACGTTCCAAGAAGAAATTCGTTGAAACTGTAACCATTCCTGCAGAACCCCTACCATCATGGAAGAGGATACTGCTTGTAGCTGGACTCAAAGAAATACTTCTGAAAGTACCAGACGAGGCATTTACTGGTCTTGTTAACAAGGCTAGTATTACCGTAACCACCTCAGCTTGTCTTGAAAAGACAGTTAAGGAGGGAGGGACCACCCAGGCCATCGCTGATGAACTGGGTAGGCTCGGGCCCAATCATAAGATTCCGATAACGGATCTTTTGACGGGTAAGGTCAAGGAATGGGTTGATCAATCCACACTTGAACTAGGGGAGAAGATCTTTTGGCATTGTGTCCGCAAGATTCTCTCAACTCCACCAGAGGAACTCAGAAAGGTATCCTTACTGGTGGTCAAAGAACCTGGTAAGGCAAGATGCGTTACCAAGGGTCTCTCTTATCTGAAGGTCGTCTTAGACGTCATCAGTAAGATATGCTCGCAACCCCTTAAAAAGGGAATTGCTAGTTCACACTCAGGCATGTCCAAGGAAAGCCATGGGTGGGAGTTCTTCAAGTCGTTTTTCGGCCTTGATGAACCCAGTCTGTTCTCAATTACGAAAATTGAGAAACAGAAGACAGGTCCCAATACATTTAATTGTATTGAAACCTATCGAGATGTATTCGTGTCTTCTACGGACTACGAAACAGCTACGGATTATATGGGTTACGAAGTAGCACATATAATCTCTGACGCGTGGATGACCAAATGCGGTATTCCACCCGTCCTTCGAGGGATAGTAATTGAAACTTGCTATAAACCTCGAGAGATTTCTTTTAGTGCCACTGGCCCTATCAGAAATCTTGGGTTACCTACGGACGTCAAAGATGTACGTAAGGTAACATCGTCAAGGGGAGTCCTTATGGGTGACCCTCTGACGAAGCCTTGCCTGCACCTGGTAAATGTGTTGGCAAGGACTATTGCAATGAAGTTGCCAGAGGCTTCTTTCTTGCAAAGGGTGGTCTACCAGAGTTAAACTCTGCGGAACCACTCCCGGGTGGTGAGTAAGGGGAAACCCTCAACACCATCCTAACAACTTTCCTTCAAATCGGTTAGATAAGACGGAAAGACACATATTGATAGGTGCACTGATGCACACCATATATGTTAT